TGTAATAAACCGTGCTGTCCCAAGACCAAAGGTAAGAGCCATTTTAGATTTGCTTGGGTCAGGGTCATAAATATATTCATCGATAAGTAGTTGCGAGTGTTCAGTTAATTTTACTACAGACTCATCTAAAAAAGTAATAGCCATTCTACCATCTTTAGTAATAGCTTCGTCATTACTTTGTATAGCAAATTTTACGTTAACGTCGTATGGCTTGTCTCTTACTATTTGTGCTGAACCATTTAGCTCAGAAATGTCTCCAATGTCAACAGCTTGTGCTTGTACCTTGGTCGTTTTGAACGACACAAACAGTAGAAGCAGAAGTGCCAGAGATTGACATAATTTTGAGCCAGTCATTATCTTGGGTACTCAGTTGTTGAATATTGAAAGTTCTTGAACCGCCTGTATGGTCTAAATAAAAATATCCACCTGCTGAAGCATTAACACCAGTACCTGTATAAGTAACTGTATTATCAGAACCATCTATATCCATATAGTTAGTAGCACCATCAATGTTAATGTTAGATGTTACTGTGTTATTAGAGCCTTGAATAATCCAATCTAAATCTAGTGATGCAGCTATAGCTGATGTTCCTTGATTTAATGTAAAGGTATTACCACTGCCAGTAACAGCTACGTTTTGATTAGAGCCATCTGAACTATTAGCGTTTGTAGGGTCTACCTGAATCGTAAAAGAATTTGTACCGCCCGTAAAGTTATATACACCTGTAAAGTTGTCAGCGTATATATCACCAAGAAATTTATTAGTAGCACCAATCATATTAATGTCTAGCGTCATGGTATTTCCGTCTAAATCAAAAGCAGTTAAATCACCTGCAGAAGAACCTAACCCACCAATAATATTAGATATACCAAGCTGTTCTAAATCTATGTTAGCCCCAGTACCTGACTGGTCTACATAAATTTCATTGTCCGCAGCGTATAACGGTAATAAAACAAAACACAGCAATAATTGTATGTATCTGTTCATCATCATAATTTCATTCTACCGTTTTTTCTTCTATTTGTAAAACCCAGTAACCTTTTTTGTAACCTAACTTAATTATCTCTAATACCCCGCCTTCAATAGCTTTCATTAAAGCAATAGTAGAAGACTCGTTTCTTGCGTTACCTGCTTCTATTTCTACAAGTTCAGTATTCATTTCTATAAACCTAAATACATCATTAGATTTACCATAGCTGAATATAGTTTTCTGACTCAATACTTCTAATAACACCTCGCCTGTTGCTACAGAAACCATCCTAAGGCTAACTGTTATATTATCCTCTCTGTATTGCACGCTATTGCCAATACCAAGATAACGAGCACCGATACCTCCTGATTCTAAATTAGCTTCATAACTAATAACAGCACCTTCTAGCAAAACACCTGCAAACAATAATGGTGCTAATTGTTTTTTCTTTTCTTCGTCACTAGCAAATTGTTCTCTAGCTGACCGTATAAGTTGTCTTTCTTTTGTTAAATTATCTAGCCCCACACGTTCTACAACCCTAAAGAAATTACCGTTTCCTGCGTGTTTAAGTGCTCTTATAAGCAATGCATTAGGCTGTTGGGTGATGGCTGTACTAAATAAAGCAAACTCACTATTGCTTTTTCTTTGTCCTGTTTGGTCAGTAAAAGCTGAAGGATATACAGCTACAACAGGACTTACTTTAGGAACAGAAACATCACGTAAATCAATGGATTGTAAATCTTGTATATTTACTACATTGTGTCTTTGAAACCTATGTTCGTACGTATCTTCAACTTGGTCTAACGTAGAACAGCTAGAAAGTAAAAGTACCAATAGGAATTGTAATTTCAGTAACTGTTCCATCTGCTTCCGTAATTTTTAACGTTAATGTAACACCATCGCTTGTGTACTCAATAATGTTTCCTTCTAGTTCTATTGTACCTGAATCAGAAGGTGTTTCTCCAAAGAGGTTGTTAACTAATTGTCTAGATAGTTCAGCATAGACACGTGATTCAAGATTTCTCATGAATCTAGCAAGAGTGGAATTTTCTTTTTCTCTTTCTATTTCATCTTGCAAGGCTTTAATTTCTTCTTTAATAGTCAGCTTACGGCTGAACTCTTGGTTTTCTATAGTTAGGTAATGAGATGATGTACCAACGCCGTTAAAACTAGGTGATTTAAACTTATGAACTATTTGGTCTGCTTTAATGTTTTGTACAAAAATACCTATAATTAAAACCGCCCCTATGAACATAATAGCCCAGATTATTTTGTCTTTTTCTTCTTCAGGTGTCATTTACGTCTCCTAATGTAAAACTCTTTCTCGTTCTTCAGTTTCATCTATTCCTATAACTATTTTAGCTTCTCCAACGATAACTACCCCATAGGCTTCGGCTTCTAGGTCAGCTTCTTCAAAACTGTTAGCGTATATAAAAGGACCTTCATATATTTTATCACCTACTTTAAATTCTGTTATATATACTTTTTTCATTAATCTTTTCTTTGGTCTTCTCTGTCCGCTTTAGCTATTTTATCTTGATTTATTAGGTGAGGAACTCCTAATATCGTTTTAATCATAGTATCTTGTCTTATGATTTCATTATCGAGGCTTCTGATTCTATCTATCAAGGCTACTAAAATACCATGTTGTGAATCAAGTTTACCGCCCAATCTTTCCTCTAACTGAGTTATTTGACCAGCAACTTTTTCATCGACTACATCTAACTTACTTTCCATACCGTCTACAATACGCATTATAAGTTTATAAATAAACCAACCAAGTGCACCTGCTGCTGCTATTGGAAAACCAACTTCTTGTATTAAGGTAACAGCAGACTCCATTAATAATCTCCCCAGATTTTAACTTTAGTACCTCCGTGATACTCAACTGCATGTCCTTCTTTAATTAAAATCTCACAAATATCTTTACCGTCTTCTGTGTATGGTATGCCTAATATTCTCCCATACTTGCCTTTACCTAGAGATTTTACTTTTAACTTACCCGCACAAAGTTCTTTTAATCTTTCTTTAGCAGCAAGTCCTAGTTTCTTTTCTGCTAAATCTCTAGTCCTAGACTCAGGAGTATCGATACCACTTAAACGTACTCTTTGTTTATGTAGTTTTACATCAAAACCTAAATCAAGACAGCAATCGAAAGTGTCTCCGTCCACTATTCTTTCTAGTGTAGCATTATATACAAATGCATCTGGTGCTTTTTTAGCCATTTAACATTTCCACCTTTTACGTGCTTGACGTAATCTTGAATTAGGATTTTTAGCCGCTTTAGGAAACTTTTTCATTTGTCCTGCACTTCTAGCACAGTAAGACTTTCTCCTTTTTGCTGCTTTACTTCCTTTTTTAACTTTACCTGTGACAGCCCCTTTAAGTTTAGACCCTGGGTTTTTTCTTTTATATGCTGCAATACCTTTTTTAGTCATGCCTGCACCTGATTTAGTTTTACGGTAATTACCGCCTTTACCAGTAGTACGTCTTATAGATTTTTCCTTTTTCCTAGGCATTATTTCTTTTTACTTTTCTTCTTAGGCTTCTTAGCTGTTTTAGCAGAACGTTTAAAATCAGCTGCTGTAGGAGCACCTTTGGCTCCTTTTTTACGCATCTTTTTTCCTTCTTTACGTTTTTTATTTATATTGTAATAAAGACCTTTTTTAGCAGTTCTGCCGTCTTTAGTTTTATGTGTTTTCTTTTTTGCGGGCATTTTATTCTCCTATTTTTTCTTATGTACTTTTTGTACTGCGAAATCTGCTGATAAACTTGCACCTTTATGTTTTACAAATTTACCTGTGTGTTTCATTAATTTAAACGATTTGCCGTTTTTCATCCAATGATATCCTTTTGGTGCTTTAACTTTCATACTAGGCTCCTAAAACTCTATCTTTCAATCTTATCGCTCTAGGACCCACTTGTATAGCCCAACGACTGTCTAACATTTCAACCGCTGCTTTATCCCAATCTTCTTTTTCCATAGCTGCTAAAAAATTTTTAAATTTCAATAATCTTGTTATGCCTAAATTAAAACACATATTAGCCATGACTCTTTGTAAATCTTCAGGTAAGTCTTTCCACCAAACCAAGTTTCTGTTTAAATCGTTTATAACGTTTTGTATATCTTTTTCAAAACATTCATCGATTCTTTCTTTAGAAACAGGCGTGTCCACGTCTTGTCCGTGTTCGGGGTCTGTTTCTAGTATTAAATGACCTATTCCAAAAGTAGGGTACCCTAGATGGTCTAAGTATATTTTATCGATACACCCTTCATCGAAAGTTAATTCTTCTTGTAGCTTTTTTAAATCCATAGTCTCACCTTTTACAATATTTTTACTGTTGTGTCTCCACCCGTTGACACACTTACTTTTCCCAGAGAGGCTACTCCCTGAACTCCTTTTTCTGTTCCTGAATAAATATCTGACCATTGTTCTCCTGTCCATAATTGAAGTTGTTTAGTAGATAAATTCCAAACAATATCTCCTGTATTAAACTGGTTTATATTTCTTTGAGACTCATTAATATTTACAGTAGAGCCTACGTTTACTTTATTTAAACTTAATTCTAATATTCTAACTAAACGATTAAATATTGCAGGGTCGAGAGGTCCTGTAGCTACAGGAAGTTTCGTTTCTAATAGCTTAGACATTACCTCATTCCGTCAGGTTTTATATCTATACGTGTTGCTCCTAATCTAAAACCCATCCCTACGTCGTTAGTATTTGTATCATTAGATTGAACTCTCAATACGGCTTGTCTTCCTCGTACACGAGTATCTATTTTAGTAGTTACCGAAGTACATGCACTGGTAACTGCTGTAGTGAGTTCTTCACCAGGAAAGTTTCTTCTTTTTAAAACAATATCTAAAGTTTGTCCTTCCGCTCCTGTATTCGCAGAACCTGTAAATTTAACATCAGGAATTATTCGGCTTATAGACTGATACATATCTCCTTCACCTAAATCGAAATCAGCAGATTCTATAAAAACATTAGTCATTGCTGAGCCGTCGTTATCATTACCCGTTTCGTGATTAAACAAATAACCTGTGTAATTAGTTGTATAAGTTGCTTTAGGGTCACTAAAAATACCTTCGTCTATCCAACAAGTTCTAGAAAGTTCTCCTATCATCCAAAGATTTTCTTCATAGTTATAAGTAACATATTTATCGATAACATTGCTATCCTCCGAACAATAAAACCAACCTACTTCATCAAAAGCTTTATTAACAAAACCAAATATTTGATAACTTTGTGTTTGATTTAAATCAGAAAATACATAATCGTCTACAGTACAAGGAAGCTCTTGTATGGCTCCTGCATAAGAATAAAAACCTTTTTTATCCATCCAAAACACCCCTTTAGGAGTATTTACCATAGCATTAGGTCCAAC